TTTCTTTTATATCACTATAGTTTTTATAATCTTTAATTGCCATTTATCATCCTTGTTTTAATATTCATCATCTGGTAATGGGCCTACAATTCTACATTCCGAAAACTCTACTATATTTTTTTCACCTTGAAGACCTTTGTGCATATAAAATCCAAAATAAACTTTTGTCCCACCTTGAGGCCCAGGTAGAGCTTCAAATTCAATCTCATACGCACCCCATTGTTGACCTGCAGGTAACTCAAATTCATCGGACTCAAACCATTCATATCCCTCTTCACCTGGATATGGGTTATCTGAGCCTCTCCATCCGTTTCTTCTATCAGCTACAAATGCACCAAAAGTACGATTATTTGTTGGTGAAGCTGATTCATAATTATCAACGGTTACAGCAGTCGAGTTGGCAGAGTGTTTAGCACAAAATTTAAATTTATATCTTCTATGAGGTAAAATAAATATACCATGCATATCATCCATACCATCGTGACCATTAGTATCATTTTCTGCAAATCCTCTTCCACCACAATATGCAGCGGCATATCTATTAGGTGGTGGTGAACCTGCTTCTCCCTTGACGAACATCTGTAGTGAGTTAGCTGGAAATTCAAATCTTATACCACCATTATTATCAAATTTTTGTGGAGGTGTTAAAGTTTGTTGCTGATTATATCTTCTATTCCAACCCCAAAATCTTGGAGTATTACCTTTAACATCACATACTTGTGCAGTATGAGCTCTGTAGTCTTCTTCATTATGAAGAACTTCTATTGGGTCACCATTAGAGTATCTCATTACAGTATCAGTCATAGTAGGATTATCTGATTTATTAGTTGCATACATAGTTCCATCTTCTCTAACGATATGACTAATCCATACATCCCTATCTCTTCCTGTTTTGTTATTATACTTACCTCTACGATACCAAGGCCCTCTTTTTGATTTATTATTTATAAATGTTAGAAGTAGTTTTATATTTCTATTCTCAACACCAACATCGGCTAATCCTAAATCAAAATAATATATTTTCCAATCTCTACTATTTACAGTTTTTGTTTGTTTTCGACCAGTTTTCATATCTTTTAGTGATACTCTTGGCCAACCTCTATAGTCGTTAGCTTTCATCCTAAAGCCTATTTTTTGAGTTTCATTAGGCCAACCCTCTTCAGACATAGTTCCACCAGGTGGAAAGTAGTGTAGTCGTATTTTACCTCTACCTCCAGCCGATGTTTTATATCCACTCACATCTGATGGTGCTCCACCAGTGTTCATCCATTCACCAACCATTCTTGGCCCTCCACCTTCTTGCCCATCAACATAACTATTGGGGATATACCAAAATTTAGGTCTACTATTTGAAACCCACGAATCCATATGACCAGTTGCAGAACTTCTGAACCTACTATTATATGCCATATTATGACCCGTATCCTCTCCATCATATAATTGTAGATAGGTTTCCGACATCATCTCTACTGAACCTTTTAGTGATAGTATCTCAACCGCTTGACTTTCACTAATACTATTAGCCGCTTCTGCTAACATTATAAGTTCTTCGTTCTCTTCATTTAATTTATTTTTTAAATTTTCAATAGACTCTTCTTGAAGGTCTTTTCTTGTTTCAGCTTCTATTAAATGTATTTTATTGGCCTTTATTGTACCAATTTGAAAATCATCTGTTGTAAATTCAACAGGTTGAGCAGGATATTCACTTAGAAACCAATCATTAGGTATATCAACGCGTAGTTTACTATTACCTAACATACTTTGTTTAAATTTTCCAAGATATGCGTTAGCGTCTTCTGAACCTGCCCAAGTTCTACTTATTAAAGTATAACCATCTTGGTCATATAATAAAGCTGAAGTGTCGTTAACTGTGTTATTCCACCAATCTTTGATAGTTGTATCAGGTACATCTTCTCCATCAGCACCCCTAAATTCAAATATATGTTCTTGGTATCCATCATATGGAATATCAGAACTATAAGGAGTTGCAGGTATCATAACAAATTCACCCGATTCATCTCGGATTGATGATGTTATTTCTGGTATGTCTATAGAATAATCATATGTATCACCTGGAGCTATATCAGGATTATCTGCATAAGCGTGATAAGTTATTGGTTTATTTTTAATTCTTGACACATATAAATTTCTATCATATTCACCAGCAACATATGCATCATTTGTATATGTAATATCTATTTGTTGACTATCTACATCTTGTTCAACTGGTATCATAAAATTATACCACGAATAATCGGTATTAGATACTTCCCCATCAAAGACATCAGTCCCATTTATTTCTATCTTAACAAGTGGCCCTATAGAACCAGAACCATCACCTGCATCAACAACAGTACCTTTCATCTCAACACCAAAATGTGCAATATCAAAATATGATAATACGAGTTCATCAGTATTTCCTCTAACTAATATCTGACTAGATTCTAGTAAAGATTCTCGTATTAGTAAATCTAAAGTTTCATCACTCATATGTTCTTTTAAATCTGCAAACTCAGCCATTAATAATTTTATTCGTTCCTCAATAGTTAATTCTGGACTAATTAATTCTGGTGGAGCTAATTCAGTAATTCTCGTGTCAATTACTTCTTTAACATCTTCATACTTTTTTCTAAATAATTTTAATTGATAATTCCTTTTACTATTGTATGGAGCTATTAGATAACCATTTTCATCTCTTGATTCCGGATTTAATAAAACTATTTCTTGACTAGATTCTATACCTACTTCGGGTGTAGAATATGTAAAGTATTTATCTTCATCAATATCATAATGAAAACTACCTACATACTCTTCAGTTGTACCGTGACTTTGTTTTGACCTCAATACAAACTCACCACCACTCGTATATAGATTGGGAACTATTTTTCTTTGTTGAGCCATTTTATTATCTCACTACTTTAAATTGAAATTTATTATCATCAAAAATTTGAGTTGTTGAACCACTAACTACTTTAAATAAAAATTTATAATATCTTTCTGGTTGTAATGTACTTAATCTAAAATTAAAAAAGTTTCCAGTAGAGTCACAACTTAATTTTGTATAATCATCAAAATCTATAAGAACTTCATCAGTTGAAGCATCTCTTAAAGAATAGTATGATGAACCACTTGGTAAATATTCTGTTGTTAAGTAATCAGATTGAGTAGCATAAGTTTTAGCCACTATTCTATTTCTACCAAAAACTCTAAATTTTTCTACTGATGTATTTTTATATTCTGGTTTTAAACCTCTCATATAAACAACCACATCCTTATCAACATCTAATGCATTTAAACTACCAGTAGACCAAACTGAATCATCCCACTTAGTCTCCAATCTTGGAATATATATAGTATGTGTATCCCTAGAAAAGAATTGTAAATTACCATATGGAGCATTATCACCTTCTTGTGTATCTGACCTCTTAACTATAAATCCATTATTTACAATTGTATTACCATGCCAAGCAGATACTGTACTTGTTACATCTAAGGATAAATCAGTTGATTCGTAATCAAAAGTTTTTGTATGTGTATACAAATCTGTGTCACCATTATGTCCTTTATAATATGTACCACCAAACTCAGCTGAACCCGTAGCTGTATATTCACCAGCTTCATTTGCGAAAGAAGATGTAGCCCAATGACTACCACTTGAATCTAAATACCCATCTTTATATTTCCAACTAACACCATCTTGAACGATAGGTGAATCTGAAGCTTTACCTGTTCCCATATTCCAACTTTCAGAAACTGGATATGATTCAATAGTATACGATAGTGGAATATCTACAGCTCTAGTATTATATAAAACCAAAGAATGTGTTGCGGTAGCGGATACTGTACCAGCAGTAATCTCAGATGACAGTGCTGTCATATCAAAGAAAAGAAGAGCTCTTGAGTTATAAAAATTACCATCAATTTTATATTTCTGAATTTCTAATATAGAATCTAAACCAGTATTCTGATGTTGTCTCTCAGAAGATGCTACTCCAGTATTTTTAGTTCTTTCATATATTGTAGCATCCTTATCAATATAAGTAAATATATGCATTATTTAGCCCTCCCTTGTATATCCTTATGTGGATATTTTATTTCAAATATCATAGGGTCAAGTGATGGATATACTATACCAGTTGGTTTACCCTCTTCAGTCAAAGGTTCTGCTTCTTTTATATCATAAAGATTATTTGAGTATCCATCTTTTGTTATATTTTTAAGTTCTAACATAGTAACATTCTGAACTCCTTCTACTAACGAAAGTTCATACATTAAATCTGGTTTTATGATTGGTTGATTTATTTGCCAACTATCTATATCAAAAAATGTTTTAATTTTTTCCATACACCTCAACACGACTTCCCTTTTATTGTAATTGTTCAAAACTATAATTTCAAAATCAACACCAATGTTTACAATATAACCATCTAATATATTTACAGCATCAGTTAACATTCTATACTGAGATAAATATGTTCTTAAATTATTTTTAACTGCATCACTCAGATTAATTAATTTTTTACTTGAGTTATATCCAAGACAATAAAAGTTTAAAGAGAATGGATTCGCTATTTTCTCTGGTGGTGGCATTAAAACATTACCTTTAGAATCTACCACCTCATCTTTTTTATTTAATTGTTCATCTGGTGCTATATAAACTTTAGCAACATTACCGTATTTTGCTGGTAGTGAATAACATCTAACTATATAATCTTCTTTGGTTACTGCTCTATTTTGAGATGGAAATGCAGCTAATGCATTAAATTTCAATTCATCTATAGATTCAGCTCCTCTACCTCCGGTAGCGGGTACTACATTGGTAACTGCTACAGAACTAACCGCATTACTAAACTCTGAAATGTTTTCAATTGAAGCTTGGTCATTCATTGTAGTTACTGATACCAACTCCGTAATATCACCTTGTGGTACATTTGATTCTATACCACCACCTTTTGAATACTGAATAGTTAATGTAGTATTCTGTGGAACTTGACCATAACTTTTAGTATATAAGAAATTAGCAGGGTCAAATGCTTTATCCAATCGATTTACTCCAGTACCAAGTGGAGAACCAACATTATCTGGATTTGGTGTTATAACTTCATCTGGTGAATCTGATACTCCAGCTCCAAAAGTTATTTTTGTTTTATTATCAGATGTTAACTCTGATACAAATCTTCTTGCAGTTTTTTTAAGTTTTAACAAATATGGTGCATCAGTAGAGTATTGAGCTAAAGAAGGGTCTTGTTTCATATCATTAGCAACATCTGTAAAAATTGTTTCTTGTGCTAGATAAGGAACTTCATACCAAGAATTTCCATCACTATCAGTACACGATATTATTTCATTTAAATCAGTTGGTAGTAAAATTCTTGAATCATATTTTTTAGCATTACCAAATGTAAAAGACTCGGTCTCTAAAGTACCTGCTACAGCTTCAACTTGTTTTTTTAATAAGTAAAGAGTTGGTGTTGTATTATTATACTCGTAGATAGTTATTTCAGTCGGGTCCATCGAACTTGAATATTTAAAATCAACAACATCCAATGTTCTAAAGTTAGTTGAATTACTTTGAGCTCTTGCTACAAGACCACCTTCTAATTGTAAAGCATAATCCATATCTGGAAAATAAGTAACACCACCATCAGTTGTCTTGGATGGTACAGTTTGAAAAATATCTAATTTTACTGTAGATGGAGTAGTTGCTTTTGGCTTATACCCCAATGTTTTTATTAAATCAATTACATTTTCTCTTTCTTCTGCATAAGGTAGAAGAGATTCTTTAAATTGTTTGTCTATATAAAATGATAGAACATCCCCAACATAAGATGCCATTTCAATAAACATCATACCAGGTGATGTTTCATTAAAATCATTATATGAATTGGGATAATAAACTTTTGAAAAATCTATTAGAGCCTTTTTAAAGGTTGAGAAATCTCTGTTTAAATATCTAACCTCTTTTTTACTATCCATTTTTAATTGTCCAGCCATCTATATTCTCCTATAATTCCGGTCCTGTTACTTGAAGTGAAACCGAATCTAACATTGTTGGGTCATTCTGTAAACTAAAGTCTAATTTTATATTGAAAGAATTTCTATGTGTTTCTATTCCATCATTTTTTTCACCTGGTCTATCACCTTCTAAACTTAATACTTCTAAATTTTCTAATCTTACGAATGGTAACCAAATTTTTAAAGCCTCTATAACAGATTCTTTTATTTTTTCTGACATAGTACCATCGTCAGGTTCAAATAGAGTTGAATATATCTCTGTTCCAAATGTTGGTAACATTGGTCTTTCACCTTTCATAGTGAGGATTAGATTTTTTATATTATGTTTCAACTGATGTATTGTTAGGTACTCTTGTTGAAAAAATCCAGCATTTCCATTAGTAATAGGTAAAGAAATACCAATAGCTATATTCTCATCTTGGTCAAAGACTTGAGAACCACCAACTCTTTGAGTATCATCTAATATTATATCTATAGGTTTTTCAGGCATCTATATTCTCCTAATACACCTTACAACAATCTATACCTGTTGCAGGGTTTAATTTAGCTGGAGCTGATGTCATACCAGTTCCAGGTCCAGTTGTAGCTCCTCCACCAGGTGCAACTACAGGTTGTCCTGGGTTTGTTACACATTGAGTACCAGGTAACATTTCCAATCCCTTGACATCAACTGAAGCACTCTTTACAAATTTTTCAATAGCATTAGCCATACCTTTAGCTATTTTTTTATTTTTACTTTTTATTTTTTTAGCTAAATTTAAGTCAGTAGGTAAATCCATATTCAGTACTGATTCCAATTCTTTAGCTAGACTAGATTTATTTAACATACATACTCCTAATATACCTTACCAGAATTTATTCCAGTCGGTGGTATTTGTTTAGCCGGTGCAGATGTTTTAGCTTGTCCAGGTCCTGATGTAGCTCCTGCTCCTCCTGCTATTGGTGGAGCGTTTACAACAGGTTGGCCAGGTAATGTCATTACTTGAGTTCCTGGTAACATCTGTATTTTCTTTATATCAATTGATGCACCTTTTAAGAATTTATTTATTGCATTTGCCATACCTTTAGCCTTTTTCTTATTAGTACTCTTTATTTTCTTTACCTCATTTAAATCCGTAGGTATATCTTGATTGAGTACTGATTCTAATTCTTTAGCTAATGATGATTTATTTAGTGCCATATCTTATCCTTTTAAAGGTGTTGCACCTTTTTTCTTATCTATCGCTTTCATTAAATCTCCATAATCACGAGTCATAGCTTTTTCAACTGCATCTGGAACATTATTTATTGGTGTTCCTTCTGGTGATGTCATTGGTACTTCACCTCCGTATCCAAGCATTTGAGCCATTTTAGATTTATCCATCACTCCACCATTCATAGTAGGATACGCTTCGTGTCCTTCTTTTGGTTGTGGTTGTGGTGGAATTGTACCATCTTGTGGTAGACCACCTTGTGTCTCATTTAAAATATCATTTAGTATTGGATTACTACTGAAACGATTTTTATTTACTTGTTCTTGTACTTCCTTAGCTGGAATTATATCATTTACCATCTTTTTAATAGATGTTTCTGATACTACTTTCTTCTTTGGTTTAGACTTAACGACCTTCTTTTTAGGTTTTTTAGCTTCTCCCATCAAAGAAACAAAATTAACAAACTCTGTTCGTACTGCAGTTTCTACTTCTTCTCGTATTATCTTTCTAAGTGTTTTAGTTAAATCACTTTTCATATTAACCTCCATTTACATTGTAAAGTTTTGTTTACTTAATATCTTTTCTAATTTATTTTTTATACCCATAAATTTAGGTATATGTGCAGGATTCAAACTAGCTGGCCCTGCACCATTTATATATTGAGACTTTGTTATCGTATCAATCAATTCTTCTAATAATTTTTTTAGAGTTTCACCAAAAACTAAATGTTCTAATTTTCCTTCAATTAACTTTGGTTTCTGTTCATCTTTTACACCAAGATATATCTTAGGTGAATTTATAATAGTATTCTTTTTATTTCGTATAACAGTTTGACCTTCAGTATTAAAAACATGCCCTTTCATTGAGTCTGAAAGAAACCATTGTGATGTACAAAAATAAGTACATCCTAATGAAGTAAATACCATTTCATTATTCCTACTATTAAATATCAGCCTATCTGAATTTAATATGATTTGTTTTCCATCCCAGAAACTTGGTACAGTTATTGTTGTACCTTTGACCGGTGATTTCCAACTTTTACTATGAATCTTATTACTCGTATCTTTAGCAGTTGAAGTAACTAAACCTATCTTCTCATTAGTTGTCATATATAAACTTGTACCATCTTGATTAATATTTTCTGAAAGTGGTTTTCCAAATCCCATCTTTGACAAAAATCCAGTTGGGTCATCTGCAGATAA